ATTTTCGACCGCTTCACGACCGCTTCGGAACTGTGTATCTGGATTTCCTTTTTTTAAGTTTTCATTATTCAAAATCACCACCTACCATAATAAATTTAGTCATGAAAAAAGCACCTCCGGGGAGATGCTTGAATAATTTTTAAAGCCCTCACTGGGACACATCGTTGAGAGGTGCGTGAGGTTCTATTAATCCGGTTTTACCGTTTCGGACGTATCCTAATCAGGCTAAATAGTTGCAACCGGAAACTACTCTAATGCTTGGCGCAGTCTGCCGGAGTTGCACCGACTGAAACTACTGACTGCATAACAGCCGTCTAAGTTTCAACGGCTGTAGTCAAGGAATAAAACATTATGTAGAAGAGAGGTTAGAAACGGGCGTCGCTGCTTTCGCCCTGTTTCTATGTATGTATCATAACATTAAATCATAGTGTAATTCAATGTAATTTAAAAATAATTCCCGTTTATTTTAATAAATTCTGATAACGCTTTCTTGTGCACATTGTAAACGCTCTTTAATTCCATATACCCCATCTCTTCCTGAATCTGTTCCCACTTCAAAAATCTCCAATATCGTTTCAGCAAAACCAAACGGCATTTAGGATTTTTTACTTTGAGAATACGCTTGCGTATTTCAGATTTAATTCTGTCTAGCTGATCTATTTCGTCATTAATTTCATTTTCTAATTCATTGTGTTTATCAATGTAATTCGCCATTTTTAGTTCCGTGCTGTTATCATTATGTTCGTCTGGCGGCATATCTGAAAATTGTTGAGTGCATCTGCACATATCTGATACTAATTTCTCAATTTCAAGTATTTTTTCATTGATTTCCTTATCCAAATAAAATCCTTGACTTAGATATTCCTTAGCAGTCAAACTTCTCACTCCTCTCAACCACGAAATCAATTTGATTCAAATTCTTATCCCGTATGTACTGTTCTGCCTTAACTGCGTTGTCAAAAATCCTGTAATTATCCTTGATGTCACAAATTATATGCCCGTTGTATTTGTCATAGATTACATATGTTTGTGCTGACATTTTAATTCTCCTTTGTTTTAAAATACTCATGGAACCCTATCATTCGTGTAGCTTTTTAGCTTCGGTAACGTTAACATTTGGCTTTTTCGCAAGTTTAGATTTTCTTAGCTGCTGCATAAATGGCAGTGATTCCGGCAGCACCTGATTCATGCTCAGACCTATTTCTTTCAATTCCCGTTCCGCCATACAGTCAAACACGTCATCAATAGTGTGCTGATGATATTCGTCCATGGTTTCATTTAGCGTTTTTATAAAATCCTCCATGCGCTTTTGTTTCCAGCCTGTATGCCTTGATACAGCTATCAAAAAAACTAGCCCATTTGCGTTTATGCACCTGTCTATTTCGGGCATAGCCTCCCCACATAGCCATCCTATTTCCTTTTTGGAATACGTTCTTACTATTGATTTCACTTTAATCCTCCATAAGTTCTTTGTATGAAATACCATCAGTTAAT